GAACAGCTACGTACTTCAGTGCGCCAGGCGCAATGCGTGGGTTGCTTACCCCTCCCGTTGAGGTTGAATAATCATGTCAAAGACCAAAATCAGTGAATTTTCCACTACCCCAGGCAACAATACCGACATCAACGGTATCAATATTGCAGAGGGTTGTGCGCCTAGCGGGATCAACAATGCCATTCGGGAGTTGATGAGTGATCTGAAAGAATGGCAATCCGGTGCAATGGATGTTTATGTCATTCCACAAGGCACTGTTGCTGCGCCTGGCATCCAACTGTACGGTGATCTTGATACTGGTCTGTATGGTTTTGCTGCTAATCAGTTGGGTGTTGCTGTAGGTGGTGCGTCCGCTGGTTATTTCTCGTCAGATGGTTGGGTTGGTAATGTTGTTGCGACAACGGTAGACCTAACGAATATCGAAGTAACCAATATCAAAGCGAAGGATGGCACTGCTGCTATCACGATTGCTGATTCGACTGGTATTGTTAGCGTGTCGACCGTTCTTGATTTGACTACGATTGAAGTAACCAACATCAAGGCTAAAGATGGTACTGCATCAGCATCTATCGCTGACTCGACTGGTGCAATAACTGTTACCAAAGACCTTACGGCAAACGGAGTAACGCTTGGCAAGGGTCTTGGATCTGTCCTGACGAATACCGCTCTAGGTAGAAGCGCCCTCGCTGCTAACACGGTCGGTGATCTGAATACAGCAGTCGGCAATCTCAGCTTGACTAGCAACACTGGTGGAACTGGGAATACTGCTGTAGGCCATGTAGCAATGACTAGTCACCAAGGCGGTTCGTTGAACACCGCTGTAGGTGCTGGCTCACTGACTGCAAACCTGAATGGCAACAACAATACTGCAATTGGTCAGAGTGCGCTTGGAACGGCTACAGGCAGCAACAATACGGCTGTTGGTAGTGCTGCCGGTTCGTTAATTACAAACGGCAACAAGAACACGATTATCGGCAATTACGACGGTAATCAAGGCGGTCTGGATATCCGTACCGCAAGTAACTACATCGTTCTTTCTGACGGTGATGGCAACCCGCGTGCTTATTGGAACGGTGCTAACGCTACGTTTGGCGGTTCACTGACTGCAACCACTATCACCGGCACTCAGGTAAACAGCGACAACCTACGTCTTGATGGCAACACATTGTCATCTACAGATACAAACGGAAACATTGTTGTTACACCCAACGGTACTGGTATTACCACGTTCAGCAATTATCTAAAAACCGGAAATCTTGAGGTTGGTCAGGTTGCACTAGGTACAAACCTAATTAAAGCCACAAATACAAACGGTGGCATTTATTTGCAAACAAATGGAACTGGACTGATCTTTGCAGACGCTGAAAGCATTATTGCTGGCAATGCAAGTGCCACAACTAAGATCACGACTAACGGTGCTAGTGATCTTGTCCTCGATACGAATGATGGTTCTAACTCCGGCAGTATTACGATTGAAGACGGTGTTAACGGCAACATCATCATTGCGCCCAACGGCACTGGTCAGGTGCAGATTACTAACGCTGCATTGGATCTGACCACCATCGAAGTAACCAACATAAAGGCAAAGGACGGTACTGCGTCTATCACCCTTGCTGACTCTACTGGAAATGTAACGGTTTCCCCTGCGTTTGCTGTAAATGGCAACACTACCCTTGGCGATGCCTCTACCGACACTGTGACGGTGAACGGGTATATGGGGATTGGGGGTGCTGGTAGTGCCGCTGCCGCAATACGTATTGATAGCAATGCTTTGAGTGGCACAAGCCAAGACAGTATTTTGGCTTATCACACAGGTACAAGTGGTGCAACGGCAAATATACGAGGTGTTGTAACATCAGTTAACACTGCCGTAGCGGCTTATACGGTTACAAATGTGGCTGGTTTCTGGGCTGCTAATGCTGGTAAAGGCTCTGGCTCCACCATCACCAACCAGCACGGCCTCTACATCGCCGACCAAACCCAAGGCACAAACAACTACGGCATCACCAGCCTTGTCTCCAGCGGCACGAACAAGTGGAACATCTACGCCAGCGGGACAGCGGCGAACTACTTTGCTGGGAATGTTGGGATTGGGAATAGCAATCCGACAGCTAGGCTTGAGGTCGTCACCTCGTCTGGGACGGCCACAGCAAAAATTTGGAGCGCAACCAACACTACTCCTATTGCTGATCTGGAATTGCAGCGTGGAACAAACGCCACTTGGGGCGCGGATGTTTATGGCGATTACAGGATTCGCAATGACGCTGGGGTGTTGCTTTTCCAATATGGCGAGAGTTCGACAACCACCGAACGCATGCGTATCGACTCCTCCGGCAACCTCGGCTTAGGGGTGACGCCGAGTGCTTGGAATAGTAATTCAAAGGCTATTGAAATAGGTGAGGCAACAGCGATTGAAGATTTTGCTGTTGGCGGTGCAAACCCATCAATTATTTTTAATAACGCTTACAGAAACACATCGAATGCTTTTATATACAAAGTGAGCGATGAAGCGTCTTATTACGGTCAATATCAGGGCGCTCATTCTTGGTACACCGCCCCATCCGGCACAGCAGGCAACGCTATCACCTTCACCGAGCGTGCCAACATCGGCACCTCCGAGATGGTGGTGAACGACCCCGGCAATGACTACGACTTCCGCGTCGAGTCTGATACCAACACTCATGCGTTGTTTGTGGAAGGCTCCTCCGGCAACGTGGGTATTGGGACGAATTCGCCTACTTCGACGTTTTCAAGAGTGTTACAGATTGACGGCGCAACAACCGCTGGATTAAGAGTAACTAGCACAACTTATACGTCTGGTTATGACTTCCTTATTGGGTCAAATGGTGAGGGGTATGTTTTTAATAGAAACAACGCTGAAATTCGCTTTGGCACAAACAACACCGAACGCGCCCGGATAACGTCGGGTGGGAATTTTCAAACATCGTCTGGTGGCAGCGTCCAAGTAGGCGGCACTGCTGCTCGCGCAACAACCGCTGGCACAAATCGCCTAGACATTTTTGATGGCACTGCTCCCGTAGGCACTCTTGCAAACGGGGTGTCGTTCTATTCAACAGCAGGCGAAGCGCGGGTAATGGACGCAGCAGGAAACGCCACGTTGCTCTCCCCACACGATACAGATACCAATGAATGGATCTTCCATTCCAAGCACACACCAACCGGCAAAGTGCTGAAGATAGATGTTGAGCGTCTGCTAAAGTTTGTCAACGACCATTTCGGTCTTGACGCTGTTCATGAATTCATCGAGGAATAAACCATGATTACTTGGACGATTCAAAACATGACCCGCGATCTTTCCAACGGGTTTGTCATTAACGTAGCCTGGGCTTGTACTGCTCAGCAAGACTCAGCCTCTGCTTTCTACGGTGGCACGACAACGTATGTCAGCAACCCGGACGAACCCGGTTTCATTCCTTACGACAACCTGACAGAAGAGATCGTTTTGGGTTGGGTGTATGACGCGCTAGGCGACCAGAAAGCCGAGATTGAAGCCAATCTAACGGCTAAGGTTGAGAAGCAACTGAATCCTGTAACCGCTAATGGATTGCCCTGGAGTGCATGATGGAACTCGAAGCCCGTTTTTCTGCTCACGAAGAAGTTTGCGCTGTTCGATATGAAGGGATCAACGCACGACTGAAACGGTTAGAGACTATTCTGCTAGGGTCTGCTGGCGCTATCATCCTGCTGTTGCTGGGGCTTGTTCTAAAGGTGTGAAATGATTGAAGTCGCTGTCGCATTGGCCACTGCTCAGGCGGCAGTCGAGGGCATTAAAAAGGCCATATCAATTGGCAAAGAGGCGCATGAATGTCTGGGCGAGTTCATGCAGCTCTTTGACACGCAGGAACAACTCAACCGCGCATCTAACGAAGAACGCAAGGCTAAGTCAGACAAGCCTCAACAGTCTGTAATGTCAGAGGCTCTCGAAACGGTTATCGCTGCTCGCAAAGTCCAGCAGATGACGAATGAGCTTCGAGAGTTTCTAATCTGGTCTGGTCAGGGTGATGTATGGGATCAGATCCAGTCTGAACACAACGCTATCGTCCAGCGTAGACGCGCAGCAGAGTTGGCTGCTCAACGCGAGGCTGAAAGGCGAGAGAAGCAAAAGCGCGAACGTGCATTGATTGCGATGGTCATAGGTACTGGCGGCATCATTCTTTACCATCTGGTCAACTACATCATCGAGGCATGGCCGAATGGAAAGTAAACCAGAAAATGATGAAGATGAAAGCGTGCAGGATGCTGGAGCATTAGCAGTCATCCTTGCAATCTGTATGGCTGTCATTGTGTGGATGCTGTATCTCCTGGGGCAATAACATGAAAGACTTAACCGCAGAACAAATAGAAGTCAGGGTATGGGCGATCATTGCTCTATCGCTCACGTTTATTCTTGTTGTTTCTGTCGTGTCGATCATCCTCGGTGTGCTATTTGTAGAGCACGACATGGAGAACATCAGCCCTATCGATGAGAAATTTCTATCGATTTTGAAAGATGTCATGATGTTGTCTATTGGTGCCGTCGGTGGTATTGCTGGTCGCCAGGGTGCTAAAGCTGCGGCAACATTTCTAAGGAACATTTCTAAGGAGTAAGGACGATGATTCCACTCGGGCCTCTGCTTGAAGTTGGTAGCAAGATCCTTGACCGTGTGTTGCCTGACCAAGCAGCAGCAGACAAGGCTAAGGCTGAGCTTGCAAAACTCCATCAGGACGGTGAGTTAGCCAAGATTGCGCAGCAGACCAAACTGTTTGAACTCAACGTCGAGAACACAAAGTCTGCTAGAGAGATGCAGGTTGCAACCAGAAGCAAGATCCCCGCACTGCTTTCAATCGTGACTGTCGCCGGGTTCTTTGGCCTGCTGGTTGGGTCTGCGCTTGGGTATATGCAACTAACTGGCAGTGACGTAATGATGCTCCTGCTTGGCGTACTAGCGCGAGAAACAGCCAGTGTCTACAACTTTTGGTTGGGCTCATCAAACAGCAGCCAGCAAAAGGATCTAATAAAAAAGTGAAGGTCTGCACTGTTTGCAAGATTGCGAAACCGCTGTCTTTATTTAGCCCGGATCAGCGACGGTTTTCTGGCGTTCAAAGTAGATGCAAGTCTTGCTACGCAATTATCATGCGAAACAGACGCGCAGCAGATCCTATGCAGCATCGTGAAACAGTAAAGCGCAGCACGCTCAAGCACTATCAGGCAAAATTAGCTCGAAATCAGGAATATCGGAAAAACAATCCTGATAAGGTGTCTATTTGGAAGAAAACAGATAGGGCTAGAAACAAAGCAAGAGTGTTGGCAGATAACGCGAACCGACGATCATTAATCCGAGGCAAGATTTCTGCAGATGTTGTGGCTGTGTATTGCTTGCGTGACTTCTACCGCAGCATGTCTCTTGGAGAAGAGTTTCACGTTGATCATATTATCCCTCTTAGCCGAGGTGGTGAGCACCGTGCTGACAATCTTCAAGTGATTCCAGCAATTGACAATTTACGCAAAGGTAACAAATGAACAAGAACTGGGACTTTGCTTTCAAGAAGATGATCGCTCACGAAGGCGGTTTCACTGATGACGAGCGTGATCCTGGCAATCAACTACCAGACGGTCGTAAGGGCTGTACCAACCTGGGAGTCACGCAAAAGTCGTGGGAGGGTCATTTAGGTCGGCAGGTCACGCACGACGAAATGAAAGCTCTCACTCCAGAACTTGTAAACGGTTTTTATAAGCATAGATACTGGGATGCTGTTAAGGCTGACGATCTGCCTGCTGGTGTCGACTATGTAGTGTTTGATACATGCGTTAACAGTGGGCCTGGGAGGGCCGCAAAGCTCCTACAAGAGGCTGTCGGTGCTAATCCTGATGGGGCTATAGGTCGGATGACATTGCAGGCTGTAGCGGCTCAACCTGTAGACCAGTTGATAAAAGACTTGTGTGCGCGTCGTTTAGCTTATATGAAGTCCCTCCCGGCCTGGGCAACGTATGGCCGTGGCTGGGAGAGACGGGTTGTCGAAACAGAGCAAGCTGCTCTATCGCTCGTTTAATCGGTCTGCAACAAGTTGAGCATACCCTGCAATATCGAGCCATGAATCCGCGTAGTTCGGATCACCATTGACGATTCTTGCAATCTTGTGGGCAATCATCTCAAGTGCTTCACGTTGATCCGGCATCAACTCCATGTCTGATCTGCTCTTAAATATGATGTGCTTTAACGCTTGAGATATTGCTGCATGACCGATGAGCGAGCCGTATCGCTTGCCCCGCTCGTCTAGGATGGCGGATACATCAGAAGGGGATGTCATTCTTATCATCCCTTGGCCTCGGTTCCATCAAACTAGCCCATCCATCCCAATTGACCGGGATCGTGTCGATCTTTAGGGCCAGCTTTCCACTCTTGGTTTCCATTACCGTACCGATCTTTGCCCACCGGGTCTTTTCCTGACCGTCTTTCTGGTACGTGCCGATTGCTGCTGAGAGTTCATACTTAACCATCACTGCTCCAGTTTGTTGATTGCTGTTTGTACGTCTACTAAGAATGCTTTGATTTTTGTTTCGAGTGCGTCTATCTCCTTCTGATCTGGTTCAAATCTAACCACAAACAACTGTAGCTTTTCTGGCAGGCGTGGGTCGAACGACACAAAGTCAACCCATTTCCGTCCTGTGCAGGCAAGCTGCGCCAACATCTGCGGCTTGTGTTTTGTCGGGACTACACCTTCTAGCCTCCAATCAAGATGTGTCGAAGTGTTGGGGCACTTGATCTCGATGAGGCCATCTTTCACAAACCCATCGGGTGAAGCTCCGAACCACTCGATTGACGGGTGCTTGATAAACCCGACTTCCTCCACCCAGTCATGTGTTGTTTGATACGCCACACGAGCGAGCGGTTCAGTCTCCGTACCCCACTGCATAGCAGCATTGGTGAACGACTCTTGTTGTTGCCCGGTAAGTCTTTCAGCTACCAGTTGAACCAGATAGTTGCGCCTGGTGGCTGTATCTTTCCCGGCGATAGCGTCACTTACCCTGCTTGCTGTTACGTGGCCTAGACGCTGCTGGAACCATTGGCTTGTACGCTGAGACGAATCCAGCGTAGGGGACTGGATGAGCTGGTTGGTTGTAGAAGCGACGTTTGTGAAGTTCATATTCTTTCCAAAACAGGTGTGGGAAGTTTCGTTTTACGTCACTGATTGCTTTTTCCAACTCTGGATTCGGGCGGTCGTACTGCTTTGTTGGCCTTACTTTCTTCAACTGCTCGAACATGGTCAATTCCTTTCTGTGTGATTTTCCAGACACGTTGCGCTCGGTGTGAGCCTTTGCGATACCCGTCAATTTCTACCAGTTTGTTTCTGAGAAGCCATGCAGCGCGTGGCGTGATTGACTGATACAGAATGTGAGGTAGTTTCTCTGATACCTCATAAGCGTTCATCGGGCCTGCCATCAACTCTTTCAGAATCATCAGGTGAATCTGTTTCGGTCGCTCGATCTTTACCGGTTCACGACTGGTACTCGGATCGTCTCTACGAAATGGCCAGGGGTGATTGAACATTACTTAACCTCCATCAGTTTTGCTTTCATTGCGTCTTTCATGGCTTCGATCTGGTCGTTTGCGCCGTGGGCCTGAAATGCGGCCTTGTAAGCGGTTTTCAGCGCATCCATGCTAGTAGATGCCTCCATTGCTGCTAACGAGGCTTGTAGGCTGATCTGAGGCTTTCTAGCGGCATTGCCATCGTCATCTTCAGCCGCCACTCCAGTAGTCGACATGAGCGAGTACCTTCTGGCATAGGTAAGAGCCGATCCGTAGCCTTGGGCGTCTTGTTTGCTGGCAGGTACGTGGAGCTTTCCACCGCTGATCTGCTCGCCTGACTCGTGTATCAAGATCGTCTCAACGATTACACCAGTCTCACACTCGTGTGTGCGCTGCATTAGTGCGATACCGTTGGCGTTAAGTCCATCAATCACTGCCTCTACACAAGCCGCCAGGTCTGCGTAGCGCGACTTAAAGTGCGGGTTTGTTGACGATTTGAGTGCTGGGCCGAATGCTTTCTGCGCTTTCACCAACGCTGCTGAAATCTTGTCCATTCTTAAAACCTTTCCATTTCTGTTGATAACTCTGTTGTTCGGAGGGTGGCACCCAGCCATGCCGCCTCCATGTTTCCATCACGTTTGTTGCTGCTGCTGGAATCCAAACGAAATCCGGGTTCAAAATAGATCCCACAAGAAACTCCCGATAGTTGACTCGCTACCAACCGACATGTCTACTAGGGTTATCCCTAACATCACGCCAAGAATTACAAGCATTACGTATTTCATTTGTAGGCTACCTCGCTCCAGAATTTGTACTCATCGAGCAGCATCGGCAGGATCTCGTCACGCAGGTCAAACGTCTTGCCTGCAAGCACAGACCTGAAGGCTCGGTCGTACAACTCGATTGCTTCATCAGATCCACCGCAGACAACATCAAAAATTGAGTGGATGGTTTCGATGTCTGTTAACCGCAGCCAGGTGCGTACTTCGTACTCCTGACGTTCTTGCTCGCGGTCTTGCTGCTCCCAACCGCACAGTTGTTCTTCGCTTACGTCTTCTGCAATCCAGTGCAGGTCGATTCCAAAGTCGCTCATGTTGTCCTCGGTTGTTGTTTTACAAAGGGATGCCAAGTTCTGAACCATTGATGGGTTTGTTGAGTCGGTCAAAAGCAGGGAGATCTTCTGGCCATTGCAGCGCCCTCTCTAACCATTCCAATGCTTCTTTGGGCAGTGGGACTATTACTGTTTTGGTGTCATGTTCGTCCATTTTGTTCTCCTGGTGTTGTGTTTGTTTATTTTTGAAATGAAATCCAAGAATCGCATTCGTTTTTGGTGCCAATGCACTTGAAGTCGATTGCAGGGGATACGCAATTGATTGGAATCGTGATGTAAGAGTCATTAAAAACGCTCCAGATAACGACATGATTAGCGAGACTGTTGTCAATTCTTTGGTTCATTTGTGTTGCTCCATGTGATTGTTGACAACTCAAACTCTACTCTCCTGCAAAAGTAATGCAACGAAAATATATTTATAGCAGACTGACAACCTATAGACAAAATCTATAGACGTTGTGTCAAGGCTGTGTATACTATGCCGAGGAGGTATCTATGACACCAGAACAGGCTCTTAAACTCGCAGCAGCAATGATGGGCGGCACTCAGCAACTGTGCGACAAGCTCAACGTATCTCGGCAGGCAATGTACGGGTGGAAGAAGCAGATCCCACTTAAGAGGGCATTGCAGATCGAGGACGTAACAGGCATCCCATTTACTAAACTGAGGCCAGACTATGCCGATCAGTCTCACCCCGAAAAGCAAAGCTCTGCTAGTTGAGCAGGGCTATCAAGTGGCCCTTGTTGAGCACTACAACGCTTTCACTAAGCGAAAGCACGATCTCTGGGGCTGTATCGACCTGCTGGCAATCGGCAACGGCGAGACGGTAGCTGTACAGGTCACTTCTAAAGACAACCTTTCGTCTCGCAGGCACAAGATCGAGGAGGCAGATGCCTACCCTGAGATGCTTCGTTCAGGCTGGCGCATTGTCTTGCATGGCTGGTACAAAGATGGCAACCGCTGGAAGGTGAAAGAGGTGGAACTATGATATTTGAGATCAAATCAGAAGCCCACCGTAAGACCGCTTTAGAAGCCCTCAGAGCCGCGAAAATAGGCTGGGTTGTACGGATAGAGCCAGCCAACAGAACAAACGCCCAGAACGCGTTTTATTGGGCCTTGCTGCAATCTATCAGCGAACAGGTGATGCCGGGTGGAAAGTCTCACTCTCGTGATACATGGCATATCTACTTCAAGACGCTGTTTCTACCGGGTCGGATGATCGAGCTACCAAACGGTGAGTTGATAGAACAAGAACCATCGACAACAGGGTTGAACAAGGAACAGTTCTCGGAATTTGTGGAGAAGGTGACAGCATGGGCGACGGATCACTCTGTGACGCATGTGGCAAGCGACACGACAATGCTCGCATGATTGATGGTATGTGGCTGCATTCTGAGGAATACAGACGGGCGTGTGAGGCTAGATACCTGCTAACCAAGAGTGTCAGATGGCGGCAGGCTTATCTGGAGAAGGTAGAAGAAAAACGAGGAAACAACGCGAAACGTCAACTGATGGACGACATCAATGTACAGATCGAAAAAGCTATTGAAAGCCGTAAGTGAGTTGTCCTGCCAGCACTGCGGGGCAGAAGGTATGACCCAGGCGGCGCATGCTAACTGGGGTATCTACGGTAAGGGCATTGGGCAGAAGGCGCACGATTGCTTTGTTGCTGCTCTCTGTATCCGTTGCCATGCCGAGCTGGATCAAGGAAAAAACCTTACTTCAGACGAGCGGCAGCAGATGTGGGAGGCTGCTTTTAGAAAAACTCTTTTAGCGTTATTTGAGACTGGGAGATTGACTTGCAAGTGAAGCTACAGTGGGCCACGCCGGACATAGATCAGCAGATTCTGTACATGGCTAGGGTGTCCAATCCAGACAACCAGCGGTCAGAAAATACTCGGCTGATTGCGTATCTCATGGAACACGGTCACGTTTCGCCGTTCGAGATGGCTAACGTATGTATCGAGATTGAGACAACGCGAGACATCGGCAGGCAGATCCTGAGACACAGATCGTTCAGCTTCCAAGAGTTCAGCCAACGCTATCAAGACGCTGGCAAGCTCGGAACTATTGTCAACCGAGAGTGTCGACTGCAAGACACAAAGAACAGACAAAACAGCCTTGAAACAGCAGATGACAAGCTGAGGATGGAGTGGGAGAGTCTGCAACACAGAGTTGAACGTACAGCGGTTAACGCATATCGCCAGGCGCTAGATATGGGTATCGCAAAAGAGCAGGCTCGGGCACTGTTGCCAGAGGGTCTGACGTTATCGCGGATGTACATGAACGGCAACATGCGTAGTTGGATCTTCTACCTAAAACAGCGCCTTGACCCTACTACACAAAAAGAACACCGAGAGCTGGCAGAGCAGGTGTTACAGGTGTTACGAGGGGTTGCACCTATCACAATGGATGCTTTTTTCAAGTAGTGCTGGGAAAAGGTCGTTTTTGGGTCGTTTTTCCCGCAAATAGGTGTAAACCCTAATACACAAGGCTAGTTGAATCATGTAGTGTCGTGTTGTAGACTGTTGTTGCGCCGTGAGAAGCGCAAAAGGGGCATCGCAAGCAGTCTCCAGCGGGGACGGCCTCAGATGCCGTAAGTTCACTGCAACGGTGGGCAGCCCCCGGTAATTCTCACACTGGGGTCGTCCACCACTGGGGATTGTCTTGCGTAAACGAAAAGCAGAGGGCAGCTACTCTGAAATGCTGCGTGACCCACGATGGCAACGAGCGCGTCTAGAAACGATGCAGCGGGCGCGTTTTGCTTGCGAGCGTTGTGGCGATAAAGAAACTACGCTGAACGTGCATCACAAGAACTACAAGCGCGATCATGCGCCATGGGAGTACGACTTAAGCAACTTTGTTTGCTTGTGCCGTGACTGCCATGAGGAAATCCATGCACAAAAAGAAATGATTAACAACTTACTGCCGTATGTAAGCGCAGACATTCAAGAATTTATGTCTGGGTTAGCCGCAGCTTCAGAAAACAGGAGGTATATCGGATCATTACATCCAAGAAAATTTACCTATAACTTTTCGTTCAATATGGGTGTTTTGTTTCATGTTCTAGAAATTCATACGAATGAGTTTTTTATTGAAAAACTGAGTCATCTTTTGGAAAACAAAGATTTTTCTGATGACTTGATTAGGTTAATGAAAACTTATTTGGAGCACGAAGATGAGCATTAAACTCATGTGCTCTGCATTTGAAGCAGACATTCCTGCGACACAAAAGCTAGTGTTATTAGCCTTGTGTGATAACGCAAACGACCAAGGCCAATGCTTTCCGAGCATATCCCTGCTTGAACGCAAGTGTTCATTGTCTGACCGTGCGGTTCAATCGTCTGTCAGTTGGTTAGAAAAGCACGGGTATCTGAGCCGACAGATGAGGACTGGACGGGCTACTTTGTACGTCATAACCCCCGAAGCAGGTTCACCCCCGAACGACGTTCACCCCCGAACAATATTCACCCCACCCCCGAACGACGTTCACCCCACCCCCGAACGTGGTTCACCCTTAACCATAAGAGAACCATCAAGTAACCGTCAAAAAAGAAAAGGCACTTTGTTGAACGTCGAGCAGTTGCCAGATGAGTGGGCACTGTTCGCACGCGAGAAGCGACCAGACCTGAACCCTCGTGAAGTTTTCGATAGTTTCCGCGATTACTGGATAGCTCAGCCAGGGCAGAAGGGAGTCAAGACGGATTGGTTTGCAACATGGCGCAACTGGGTTCGTAACACTCGGGTTTCTACTAATACACAACAGCCAAAGAAGGATGGCAAGCTCGATTTGTTGCTAGGCAGACGTCAGCCTGACTTTGTTGACGTTATTGATGCTGACTATCAGGAGAAGCTAAATGTCCTTAGCGGCCCGAGTTTTTGAGCGATTTGTTGCGCTATACGGTGCACAGAAGTTCAAGGTCATGTTCGAGCATGACGATAACGCGATCATGCCAGCGAAAGAAGCCTGGGAGAACTTCTTGCAGTCTGTTAAACCTGACGTGCTTAGAAAAGTGATGGAAACGCTGCCGCATCAAAAACGCGAGTGGCCACCTAACCTTTCCGAGTTTATCGGCATGTGCAAAGACTTTGATCGAGTGGAACAAAGAGAGTTTGTCGCCCTGCGTCAAAAGCACGAACCTACCGATAAAGGAAAGATAGCCTTATCCAATCTAAAAGCGATGCTGGAAAGGAAAAAGCTATGACCTGCCGATGTATGGATAACGCTCACCAGTGGCCTGTCACCCCTGCTGTGATAGATCAATACCCTGACACAGCGATAGAGGTCTGGGTGTGTCTTGAGTGCGGGTCAGAAAAGATGCGGGTTTTCCCTAATACACAAGCAGACAAAGATAGATCAAGATGGAACAACACAGGAGACGACAATGGACTGGCATAAAGAACACATCATTCTTGCGTATCACACGTTCGATATATTGCATCGATATCTACAAACAGAACTCAGTTCAGACATAGAAAAGGAGCTGAAAAAGAACGGCATCGACTACTCAAAGATCCTGCAAGCAAAAAGCTATTACGACATACAGAGGGCGAAATGAGCATTGACGTAATGAAACAAGTGCTCGAAGTCATGGATACGGTCGCACCTTCTTTTGAGGCCAGCGCCCCACGCTATTACTCTGCGAGAGAAGCTCTCCGCGCTGCAATCGTGCAAGCAGAAAAACCCTGGGTCAAGACGTACTCTGGTGGGCAGCCGAACTACACCGAACCGTTAAATCGCAAGCCTGTAGCCTGGCGAAAGCACTACGAAAATTCCGGCTACACATATTTCGATAAACGATGGGGAACAATTCCTGATGGCGCCGAACCACTTTTTTCAGACTGAAACATCAGATCACTTCATCCCCGAACAGCAGCTTCTCGGTGCTGTCATCCGTATCGCTGTGTATGACGCTTGCCACACACCGATCAAAGTGGGTAGAGAAACCAAACTGACAGATGAAGCACGTACAGCACACAGGTTTCTGTGGACGGATGGTGTT